GTCGGGGCCCCCTGTCATCCGGTTAACACCGGTGATGGGTTCTTGAGTGCCACGTCTGGCACCTCTACCTTTGCGCCTTCTGGCGCGCGGCCTTAGTTAGGCCGTCCGAGTAGTTCTCGGAGAAGTCGAGATCTTATGTTACTCACCAAGGAGATTGTCGTGACTCGTCCGAATTATTCCGTTACGCTTATGGGGAATGTCGATATGTGGGACGGTACTCATACCGTTCACCATGCCGGTCATCCTCAGAGCGTGGTGGCCTCCACGGCCACTGAAACGGTTTCGGGCGTATCAGGGCATAAGTCGCAGGCGAAATTTATTCCGCCTACGCCGTACTCCATGGTACATAAGATTGTCCACAACGCCACCGGCTCGTGCCGTGCCTATTACACAGGCTTTTGGCCTGGTTATGGGCAGTGGTTTGAGGGTGTCGTTGGCGGTGGTCCAGGTGTCGCTAGATTCAACTCTAGCGATCACTTTAACACCGCCCTACTCGAGAGTACAGTGCAAGATGACGCGGGCCTGCGTAACGCAGCATTGATTGCTGTGCGAAACAAGCTCAAATCAACTAGCATTAACCTCGGGGTGGCGTTCGGTGAGAGAAATCAAACCGCACGCCTTTTAGGGGACAACGCTACTCGTATTGCGAACTCAGTGAGACGTTTGCGCCGCGGAGAAATCCGACGCGCAATGGACGAACTGGGCATCTCCTCAAGGAGACGTCAGCCGCGTGGTGGCAATGTGCCGTCACGCTGGTTAGAGTTGCAATATGGGTGGAAGCCCTTGCTCAGCGACGTTTACGGCGCTGCATCGGCCCTTGAAAAGAGGCCGAAGGGTGACTGGAGAGTCACAGCAAAGGTCACAAAGAAACGCGTGGATAGTTACGTGGCGGCTCCTGCCGTCACCTCTAACTCTCTTGACGCGTATCGATGTGAGGCGAGGTTGCTTCGCTCCGTGTTTGCACGGATTGACGCTTTACCTCAGAACGAGGCCATAATCTCGTTGGCGTCTTTGGGTGTTACCAATCCACTCAGCGTGGCTTGGGAACTAGTCCGCTTTAGCTTCGTCGTCGATTGGTTCATACCGATCGGCGGCTGGCTCGAGAGCCTAGACGCACTGCTAGGTTACGGGCAGACGTACTATTCCTCTTCCTTTCTCGCGAAAGCGGGATGGGACGAGGTTGGTCTGTCTGCTTCGTTTCCGTCGCAGGGCTGGGCAATCGAGAATCACTTTAGCGGACGAAAAAGGATGGTCGTGTTAAACAGAACCGTTTCTGATTCTGTTCCACTTCCATCTTTGCCGCGGTTTAAAGATCCGCGGTCCCTTGGACACATGGCCAATGGCTTAGCACTTCTTGCGACAGCTTTTGGTCGACGTTAACGTTTGTCAACCTTAACACAGTGGAAATCCCACTGAGGAGCATCTAAAATGCCCGCAATCGCAGCTTTGTCCATTAACGATGGACAGGGAACTCCGGTAGCCCATACGTTTAGCCCCGTCTCTACAGACGGTGCGAAGGCTATGTGGGCTGATCGGTCCCCGACTATCCCCTCGGGCTTCCGCCAGCTTTCGCTGAATGTGGAAAACCCGAACGGGAGTCGAACCGTCCACAGGATGACTTTCGGGTACACAAACCCGACGGTCGCTACTGTGGATTCGGTGGACACTGTTGTCCGGTACTCGAGTGCTCAGGTCGTCCTGAACATTCACCCGGAGAGCACTCTCCAGGAACGGAAGGACCTTCTCGCGTACGTGGCCAATTCCCTTGGCCTCGCAACGGTGAAGGCTGCCGTGGAGAACATCGAGCCGTTCTACTGATCGTGAAATCTACTAACCGTCACCCTAAAGGGAGAGAGTCATGCAGAAGTTCAACCAGTTACAACTGGAGCTCGATCTCAAGATGCCTCTGTGCATTCCTGAGAAGTTGGGCATTTCGTATCGTACTCGTCGTAGTTGCAGCCAAACTTTTGGCTGTCTCTGCGCCCAGTATGACCGAGTTGTCCCAATTGTTTTCCGTCCTACGCGGTTCTGGCAGGTTGCCATAATCCGCCGGCAGCGCTTACGTGCCGGCAACTTCACTCCGCTTTTCGCGGTCTGAAGGCGTAGTCTCCTGGCCCCCCTCTTAAAGGAGGTTGTGATGCGCTTTAAGAAGCGTAAAAGTGCTAAGATCGGCTTCTCAAACGAGAAGTTCCTTGAGCTCATGTCCGACCTAACAGGCATACAGCCTGTTGGGGATCTAGGGCGTGAAACCCCGTTAGATCTGTCTGATCTAGCGCGTGCTCAGGGCTCTCTTCTTATACGAGAGATTTTCTCCAAGTACGACGATGGGAAACCGTCGAAGAACAAGGAGGAGATGACATGGAAAAGATTCCATGACGCCGAGCAGTCTTGTCAAACCGCAAACCAGCGTATAGCGAAATGGAGTATCTACCGGAACCTCTTTTGGAGGATGGTAGCGGCTCGTATTCGTGACGCGCTGGGAAGGTTCGATTGGGACGAGTGCCATAAGTTCTTCGGTTTTGGTCCGGGTGCAACAACTCGGCTCCCAAGATCTAGGAGCTTTGCTGCATATAAATTCTCCGGTAAACCGGAGTGCACTTCAGGAAATGCGAGGATCGCCTCCGTGGCCATTGCCATGGAACCACTCTGGAAACAGAGTGTCCACTTACTTGAGGGAGATCTTCCGGATGATCTAGTTAAGATCGTCGGCGGAAATCGCATTATTGCCGTTCCTAAGAACTACAAGACGGATCGGACTATCGCTAAAGAGCCTTGTATGAACATCTATGTTCAGAAGGGCATCGGGCGTGTGATTCGACACCGTCTCAAGAGACTAGGAGTCGACCTGGACGATCAAACGAGGAACCAAAGGGCTGCCTGTCGAGGCAGTCTCTTGGGCGATCTGGCTACCATCGATCTATCGATGGCGTCAGACACGCTCCCTCGCGAGCTTGTCCACTGGCTCTTACCTCCCCAATGGGTATGGCCCCTTGAGCAGGGGCGAAGCCCAACGGGAGTTCTTCCTTCTGGTGAAGTCATTCGATACCAGAAGTTCTCTTCGATGGGAAATGGTTACACTTTTGAGCTTGAATCGCTCATTTTCTGGGCAATTGTCCAGGAGTGTTGCCATCCCTTTAACATCGATGAGAAGGACACGTCTGTGTGCGTTTACGGTGACGATTTAATCGTCCCCGTGGAGCACTACGACCTTGTTTGCAAGCGGCTGATGGAAGCGGGGTTTACCCCTAATCCATCAAAGTCGTTCGCCCAGGGTCCGTACCGAGAAAGTTGTGGTAAACACTACTTTCAAGGTCATGACGTGACGCCGTTTTACATCAGAAAGCCGGTCGAATCGTTGGATCGCCTTTTCCTGGCCCATAACAACGTTTATCGTTGGGGTCAGAGAACAGGGACCGACGTTAGCGGAGTCCTTACAAAACTCCGTGAACTCGCTCCGGCTCGCTGGCGTAATCCCCGCCTACCAGACGGCTACGGAGATGGTGCCTTCATCGGCGCTGTTGACGAGCTCCAGCTGGATTCCCATCCGTTTGGGTGGGAGTGCTGGCAGGTCAAAGCACTGTCTCGATCTCAAGTCGAGCTCTGCGATGATTTGCCTTTTGGGCAGCTGATTGCATCTTTAATACAGATCAGCAGGGAGTGCCGTTCGGACCCCAACCTGGAAAGGGTTGGCTTAACCGAACGCCTCTCAGGGCTTCCCGCGAGGGAAGGGCGGTATCACGAAATAAAT